AATCATGCCTTGTTTAGTTCTTGAAGACATAGTAAAATCATGCGACAATAACTCTGGTGGTATTTATGGTATCTGGATTAACCAACAGGATGAGATTGCCTCAATCACTCCTACAGATCCTTCAGCAGGAGCTGGATGGTCAATCACAGGTATCACATTAGCTGGCGTTAACTTGTTCCAAAACTTCTACATTAGACGAAATACCTCCAACTTTACAGAGGAGAGTAATATCGATCTAGTGAATGGTAGCTCATTTGTTACCTCTACAATTAACCTAATGTTCCATCGAAGAGATGCTGCTAAATCTCGTGCCATTAAAATCTTAGGTGGTGGACAGCAGTACCTTACTGCCATCATTTTGGATGCCAATGGTATTTACTGGTACTTCCCTTACTTGCAAGTATCTGCAACAGGTGAAGGATCTGGTACATCTCGTGCGGATGGCTCTAAGTATTCGGTTACTTTGGTAGCTGAAAATGAGTACCTAGCATATGAGGTGAACATGTTACCTAATGATTTAGCTAACATCGGAGTACAATAATCAACTCCATATACATCTAAAGGCCCTCAGAAATGGGGGCTTTTTTTTAACATCTTATTAGGCATTCAATAATATAGGTATGATCTATCTAGAGCAAGGGGTGGTTAATCAAATCGTGTTGACCTTATCAGAGGTAACTACGGTGGCAAACCCTCATTATTTGTTTGTGTTTACGAATGAAATGAACACAACTAGCACCCCTCAATTGTTCACGGCACCTGATACAAGTGCCTACCCAGAAAGATACAATTTATTTAGCCTGGATGAACCTAATGATATATCATTAATCCAGGGCCAATTTACTTATCAGGTATACGAGAGTAATTTACCCTTTGTTTTACCCTTATCCATTGCCCAAACTACAGGGGTAGTTATTGAGGAGGGCAGGATGGTAGTAAGTGGTCCAGCAGGCAACTCAATATACGATTAATATGGCATGGTATAACGATATTTTCAAAAGCAAATCAAAAGGCCCCGAGGTAGTGGAAGGGTATCAATCATTTTCTACTCCATTCCTTCCCGTAGGCCGTGGCAATTTAACCCTACCGTATGTGAATGGTAGGTATGATACCAATAAGGAGGTACGTTTTGGTACGGATGGACTATACCCAGAGCTACTAAATCAAATGTATTACAGCTCCCCGTTGCATGGTGCCATTGTGGATTACAAAACCAATGCAGTTATTGGTGGGGGCTTTGCATTGAACACCGATAAAATGACAGCTCAGGAAAAATTAGAGCTCTATACCTTTGAGAAAAAAATCAATCTTAAACACATTGTAAAGGCTACCACAAAACAGCTCATTTTACACAATCGGGTTTACTTCAAGCTGTGCTTTGATAAGAAACGTAAATTAACTAAGATTGAAAATGTAAGCCCTGAGAAAGTAAGGGTATCACGGGATAGAAAAACCTACTATATCTGTGATGACTGGAGCACTAGGATAGATATACGAGAGATTAAACCCTACCACATCACCTGTACCGATGAATATCAGCTCTATTGCTATGAGATAAAATCGATGGGTCAGGATTACTATCCGCTACCTACCTATACAAGTGCTTTAAATTTTGCATTTCTGAGTGGTGATCTTTCCTATTTCGCAAAGAGTAACATTCAAAATAGCGTTTTCCCATCCTTTGCCATGATGTTCCCCAAACGACCACAATCGGAGGAGGAGAAACACATGATTAAGGAAACAATTGACAGGCTCAAGGGTGCAGCCAATGCTGGTAAGGCCGTGGCATTTTTTGCCAATAGCCAGGACCAGCTCCCAAAGATAGAGGCCCTTCCAAATAACAACAATGACAAGCTATTCCTGGAGGCATCACAATTAAACACGGAACAGATTTGCTTTGCTCATACCATTGACCCTATCCTAATGGGTATCCGTACGGCAGGAGCCCTGGGTAATGGCTCGGATATTAAGCAGGCTTACATTATCTTTGAGAAAAACGTGGTAATGGAGCTCCGCAATCAGATTACAACAATATTTAACGAGCTTATATCTATTGCTAGAATCCCTGCAGAATTTACGATTAATAACTTCCAGATCATTAATGAAACCATTGTTGAGCTGGAGGCGGATACTAGCAAAACCAATGACGCACTCAATAGCCTAAGCCCATTAGTGGCTACAAAGGTACTTGAGACCATGACAATTAACGAGATACGAGCTCTGGCATCCTTACCGCCAATAGAGGGAGGAGATGTAACACAAGGTGCAGCAGCATCACAACCCATTGTATAATGTTATATTTTATTACCGAAAATTACCTTAAAACAAATACCCCGATAACTGCTAACGTGGATGTAACAGATGTTACCCCATACATAGCTACTCAATCGGCATTAAGGATACAGCCTATCCTGGGTACTGTATTTTATAACCATCTATTGACAGCCTATAATGCTCAGACCTTAACCAATGATGAAATTGATTTGGTAGAATTTATACAGCCAGTCATTGCATGGAGGTCCGCAGAGGATGCCGTATTTGGATTGACCTACCAATTGAAAAACAAGGGCCTACAAACTCAAAACGGAGATTATTCTGCTAGTGTATCCCGTAGTGAGGTAGCCTTCGGCATGGAGCACTATGCACAGAAAGCTAGTTTCTTTGAGCAGAGATTGATCAGATGGCTCCTAGCTAACAAGGCACTATTCCCGATCTTTACATCAGCTCAGAATACTGATACCGACCTACGGCCAATGTTCAATCATTGCTCATGCATCAATGAATGGACTACAACCTGCACAGGGCTATGTGGTAACTTCCGTGAGAATGGCTATAACAACAGCATATTAATTCTGTGAGGGCACAGCTCAGCATATTACTTACATCAATCCAGGCAAAGTGGCCTGCATTAATAGCAACAATCATGGCGTTTTTTATGCCTATCTATGGGCTTTTATTTCTCATCGGCTTTGCCATTGTCCTGGATACCATCACAGGCATCTGGAAGGCCAAAAAAACAAAGGTACCCATCACTAGCAGGGCAGTTAGGGCTATTGTGCCTAAGTTTTTCCTTTATGAAATTACCGTTATTTTGTTTTATTTAATAGATTATTTTATCTTAAATGATATTGTTATAAAGTTTTTTACTGTACCTTTAATGCTAACCAAAGTAATGGCATTGATATTGGCATCCATTGAGGTTATTAGTATCAATGAAAATTATAAAGCAGTGCAAGGCATTGACCTCTGGCAAAGTGCTAAGAGGCTAATGAGTAGAGCAAAAGAAATAAAGCAAAATACCAGCGAAATATGTACACCAGAGAACAAATCGAGCGAGCTGTAAAGCAAAAAGGTTTAAAATGGTTTGAGGATACGGCAAATAAGGGCTATGATGTTAACATTGTAGGCATCCGAAACAATGCACCATCCATAGCTGATAAGGTTACGAATGTTTTTGATGATCATATTACCATCAGCTACAAGGATAGCCTAGGTAACTGGCAGTTTTTCTGCTGGAATGCTACAACTGATCCAGGGAAAAAGGGAGTACAGCAATACCACAATGCCAAAGGGGTGGCTCGATTAGTGCCAGGGCAATATAGAGCTACATGGTGCATCGATAAACACCAGGGCAAATATGAGGCTCTTTGTCAGAGGCTAGGAGAAGTTACTGTATGGAGGGATGGTAATAAGGATCTCAAATTTGATGAGGTAAAAACCGACAGGGGTATCTTTGGTATCAATATTCATAAGGCAGGTACTGACAGCACCTGGGTAGAGAACTGGAGCGAAGGATGCCAGGTATTCAAGAGGGTTAAGGACTTCGAAACCTTCATGTTTATATGCAAGAAGGCCGCTAAGATTCACGGGAATAAATTCTCTTATACATTATTAGAGATATGAGATACCTAATACCTTTAATATTATTGATATCCTGCTCAGCTCCTAAGAGAGCTCAGTATCATTACAAGCGAGCCCTGGCCAATGGGCTTAAAATTGAGCAAAGTAGTGATACTATCCAGGTGCTGAAGGTGGACAGCTTCCCTGTTATTCAGAATGATACCATTGTATATGAGAAGTATATCGCATATCGCGATACGGTAATACAGACCCGTACAGTTACAATGCCTAAAACCAGATGGCAAACCAGGATAGAGTACCGTGAGAGGGTGAAAACATTAAAAATCAAAGGAGATACAGAAGTAAAGGTAATAAGAGAGCAGGCAAAAGCAGCAGCAGCAGTTAAAGAGGTAAAGTACAGGACAAGATGGTGGCCTTTTGTTGTTGGTTTGATCCTGGGATTAATCATACCTTACCTATTGCAGGGAGGCCTACTAGATAGGCTGGCCCTTTGGAGAAAAATATGATAAGAAAAAGATTGTTTTACGACATTGAGACATCATTCAATGTTGGGGTATTCTGGAGAACAGGGTACAATATCAATATAAACCCTCAGGATATAATCCATGAGAGGGCCATCATTTGCATTTGTTATAAGTGGGAAGGTGAGGAGGAGATCCATAGCCTAACCTGGTCAAAGAGTCAGAGCGATAAGGCCATGCTGAAGGAATTTACCAAACTATTGGCTCAAGCTGATGAGATAGTAGCACATAATGGGGATAGATTCGACCTTAAATGGATACGCACAAGAGCGTTAATACATGGCATTGATGTTATGCCTCATCCGAAAACAATTGATACCCTTAAATTGGCTAAAAAGTACTTTAATTTCAATAGCAATAAGCTAGATTATATT